CGCGCTGGCGGGCTGGGTAGCTACCAGCGCGGGACCCGTTTTCTGCCTGGTGTGAACGCGACGCTCGCCCTCTGGCAGGAACCCGATTTCTTCCTTGGTTTCTCGAACGGCGGTCTGCTCGGCCGTCTCGTCGCCTTCCTGGGTGCCGCCGGGGAAGCACCAGCAGCCCGGGCAGTCGGACCCCGGCCCGCGCTTTAGGAACAGCGCGGTGCGCGACGGCGTGATGAAAAGGATGCCTGCGGCTTTGATCATCCGGGCGGTTTCCGCGACAGCGCGTATTCCATAAGTGGAACGTCTTTCCCGGACACCTGCTGCGCGGCGACCCTCGTCGCGGTGGTCAGCGGGTTCGAAGTGTTCGAATCCTGCCGCGCGCAGTAAGCGTCGAAACGCCCCTGCAGCTTTGTCATGCCGTCGTAGATCGCGTCAAGTTTCATCGCGTCGTCGCGCCCCTGGCGGCCGCGGAGCAGCGCGTGGATCATCTTCGCTTCGCGCCCGGAAACCTTCTGGCCGCGCCGGTTCGACGCTTCGATCGCCTTGTTGACCGCCTCTTCGTTGTAGCGGGTTTCGTTCTCCGAGCCGGACGCGTCCATGAAGGCCGCGACGTTGTCGCATTCGGCGTTCGTTGGGCCGTCGTCGGCGTCTGTACGATAGCCGGCGTCCTTAGCACCCTTGCGTGCCTTTTCCGAAGAACTGAAAGGCCCAACTTTGCTTCCATTCTTGGGCCAGTAATACCAAGTGTATTTGTCTTCCGAATAAATATTGGCTTGCTTCTCTTCAGCGTCGATGCCGGTGAACGTGCCCTTGTTCTTTCCAGCGTAGAGGACGCTCTCGCCCTTCTCGGCGCCGTATTCTTTCGACAGCGCGGACTTGATCTCCTCGCCCTTCGCGGTCAGCGGCATCTCAGCCTCCTGCGTTTTTGATCGCGGCGTCGCGCATGGCATCGAAGTGCGCCATGCCGGCGTCGGAAACGCGGTCATAAATCTGTTCGGTCTCTTCCTGCTCGAACAGCCAGGAGCCGTCTTCGAAGTGCGTCACCTGGGAGATCCCGGTCAGCCCGATGTTAACTGGGAGCATCACGCACGCGTGCCCGTCGCCGTTCTCCCCGATCTTGAACCCAGCGCGGCGCAGCGCGTCCTTGATGCCCGTCGCGATGAGCTTCTGCAGGTCCCGGTCGCTGATGCGAAGTTCTTTCACGCCGCAATCTCCTTGCGCACCCGGTCGAGTTCGGCCGCGCCCTTCTTCGTTAGCATATCCTGCGGCAGTTCGCGCAGGTGGTAGAGGTACGTGTACGTGCACCGGCAGAACACGAACTCGCCCGGCTTCTCGACCTGGTCGGTGTAGCCGGCGGGACCGGCCTTCACGAACCCGCGCCGCTGCGCCCAGCTTCCACGGATCAAGAACACCGCGCCGTCCCGCTTGACGTGCTCGGGTCGCGGGTAGGTGACGTAGTGGTGGCGCCAGCGCGCCGCGATGGCCCCGCCGTCGGTCGCCAGGATGTCGTTGAGCGACGAGACGAGCTTGTGGCCCTGGTCGATCAGCACCCGCCGTTCCTCGAACGGGAGCGCCGCGAGCGACTTGCGGACCGAATCCTTCGTGTCGCGCTTCCGGGTCACGTCCGACCCGCCCTGCGGGACCGAGGTCGCCCAGCCCTGGAACCGCCGGACCGTGTCGTCGATCGACTGCTTGCGGTTGAGCTTGATCAAGTCGGCGGACGCTAAGATCCTCCGCTCCAGCTCGGCCCGCAGCTTCGGCTTAACCTGCTCGACGGTGAACCGCCCGACCCCCGGGTTGAACCGGACGATGTCGCCTTCGTCGACCATCCGCTTGTAAATCGCCGCCAGGCCGTCGCGGAGCATCTGTTCGAGCGCAATGGGCGAAACCATCGACCGCTCGGCCGCCGCGCGCAGCGCCGCCGTCCAGCGCGCGACCCGCTCGATGGAGTCGAAACCGAACTGCGCCAGGTCGTTGATGGCGGCGGTCAGCACCGAGTAGAAGTCGTCCATCCGTCACCGCTCCTGGACGTCGCAGGGAAGCTCGACCCGGATCACCGGCAGGAGGATCACCGTGGCCGGAACGGTGGGGAGGTCGCGGACTGGCCGCAGACCTTTGAACCTGAAGATGTTCACGACGTTGGCGGCGCACCGTTTCGCTTTTCTCGGCTTCGTCTTATCCACAGGATTATGCCTCACTGGGCCCTACCGTTCGGCCTCGCGTGGCCGTTCATCGCCGATTTGCTCTTCGCTTCCCTCGCCGCCACGGTCGCGAACAGGTCGTTCTCGGCAGCGTCGAGCCGCTCCAGCGCCCGGCGCGCGCGGGTGATTCGCGGCTGCGCGTCCTGGGCCGCGAACGGCTTGGGCTCCTTCGGTTCCGCAGGCGCGGCGAGAGGTTCCGGCGGGACGTACTTTTGCAGCGCGTCGAAGTCGAGCAGCAGCGGGTTCTGGAACAGCAGCTTGAGCTCGTTGAAGTTGTCCTGCGCCCACGCGATGACCATCGCCTTGTTGTCCGGGTCGAGCGCCGGCATCAGCACTTCGAGCATCGCGATGATCGCCTTGAGCTTGACGTCGTCGACCTTGATCTTCTCCGACGGCGGTTCGGTCAGGAGCGACGGCCACTCGACGGTGAACGAGTTCTGCCACTGAAAGAACGCCCGCTCGTATGGCACCCCTTTGTATTCTGAGAACTCGGCCTGGATGATCTTGTAGAACTCCGGGTTCCAGGCGCGGTGCATCGTGAAGCGGTCGAAGAACCGGTAGAGCGGGTCCATCTGCTCCCGGATTCGGTCGACGAACCGCGCGACGTTCTTCGCGTCCTCGGTGCCCTCGCCGAACCCCTCCGCGAACGTCTCGCTGTTGAGCAGCTTCGCCGGCATGTCGGCCGCGACCGCGATGTTCTCCAGGATGTTCTTCCGCGCCAGGCTGTAGGCGCCGTCGAGGTTCTGCATGTTGAGCGTCTCGATGTCTTCGTCGGTGGAGACCGAGATCACGTTGTTCGTCGCCGCCTCCCGAAGAAGCGCCCGCTTGATGCCCGCCATCGTCTGCATCAGGTTGTCAATGATCGACCCGGGCTGCTTGAGCTTGGCGATCAGGACGCCCGCTTTCCGCGACACCATGTCGTCGGTCACCATCGTCTGGACGAACGATTTGAGCGGGAACAGCGCGCGCTGGTAGACCGACCGCCCCACGTAGCCGAACGCCGAGGACGTGTAGCCGATGTAGATCGGCCGCTCGTTCATGACCGTGATGGTGCGGGACCGATGGTAGGGAACGCCGCTGACCGAAATCGCGGTCACCTTCTGGAAGTCGAGCGCGTTCGCGTCCTGGCTTAGAACCAGCGACCCGGCGGTGTTGAGCGGGTCGAGCACGTTCCAGGCGAGGTCGTACTCCCAGAGCTTCTTCGAATCGAGCGGGACGTTCGGGGAGACGCCGGCGGCGAGCGCGGCGATCGACGCGATGCCGTAGACCCGGGACAGCGCCATCACGTTCATGATTCGGTCGTCGATGCCGTCTTTCTCGTGCTGCTCCGTGAACGCGGCGCGCACGCGGTCTTCTGGCGAGTTCGGGACGCTGATGTTCCGCTTCTGGCTCTGCGCCATCGCGATGGGCGACTCGGCCATCTTCGAGCCGAGAGGGTGGTACATGTAGATCGTTTTGCAGAGCTGGTAGGACGGCTGGTCGCCCGGCTGGATCTCCTGGGCGACGAGCATCTCCTGGAGCGAGCTGCCGAGGAGCGACCCGTTGATGTTGACGCCGGCGACGCTCATGCCTTCTCGTCCTTCTTCGGCGGGCGCCTGGCGGCTTCGGCCTCTTCGTCGATGCGGAGCAGCGACGCGGTGAACATCCTAGCGAGTTCCGGCTTTCCGGCAACGTGGGCTTCGCGCCGCAGGAAGTCGATGGTTTCCCGGACGTCGCGCGGCATCAGTCAGCCTTTGCGGACGACCGTCATCGATGGCCCATTCGGGATGGGCGGCTGCGTGACCTTCTCCCGCGCCACCCCGTTCCCGAACGCGTCCTTGAACCCCTTCCGCATGCTCAGGACGGTCGCGAGGTCCGCCGTTATCGCGCCCGCGAGCAGCGAACCGGTCTGCCGCGCGATGCTGTTGAGCAGGAGGTGGGGCGGGACGCCGGGGGCCGAGACCAGCAGGCCGCGGATCACGGTGCCGACGACCTGGCGCACGACGGGGTCGAGCTGCTGCTCGATGGCGCTCGTCGCGGCTTCCGGGGAGATCGGCTGCGACGGCGCGGCTTCCGGCGGCGCGTCGAGGTTGACCCCGTTTCCGTTGTTCGACATGGTCAGAAGCCCTCCGAATTTCCCAGCGCGATCGCCACGCCGTAGGTGAAGCCGTCGAGCAGGTCGTCTTCGCGCGTCGCGTCTTTGTTGCCGACGCGGAACCCGACGACCTGACCCAGAAGGTGGTTGCGCGACGTCCCCTTGTAAGTCGTGACCTTGTCGTAGGCAAGCCGGGCGATCTTGACCTTGCCCTGGTAGACGTAGCCGGAGACCGAAATCGCCCGCTCGTCCTTGCCAACGCTGGTGAGCTTGCTGTCGATCGCGCTCGCCTTCATGCCGCGCCGCCTCGCCTGCTGGAGCAGGATCATCCCGGACGCCTTGTCCTCGATCAGCGCGCCGACCGAGCCCATGCGCGCGCGGCAGGTCTTCGCCAGGTGATCGAGGTTCTGGAACACCGTCGGCAGCCAGGTGATCAGCAGGTCGCCCTCGATCTGCTGGAGGTCCCAGTCGATGATCGTGAGCGGTCTGACGGTGTCCTTCGTCAGCGCGTAGTAGACGACGCCGGTCCCGTCGTTCTTCGTCCCGGTCTTGGTCGCGCTGTCGATGACCGCGAACACCGCTTCGCAGCGAATTGGGAACTCAACCGGCTGGCCGTTCACGAGCAGGCTGTCCCGGGTGAAGAACGACGCGCCCGACCAGTCGACGAACTCCGCGAGGTATTCCTGCTGGTAGACCAGCGGCGGCGTGTCGGCGATCAGCTTCGCGTAGTCGGCCGCGCGCCGGACCGCGTAGTCTTCTTCGGACTCGAACTTGTCGCGCTTCGGGACGTGCGGGTTGTTGTAGCTTGGCGCGTGGAAGCCGAACGGGGGCCGCTCCCCTGGCAGGCTGAAGCCGAGCAGCGGGTCGTGGCATATCTGGTAGAGGAAGTTGTCGGCGTCGATCCCGTTCGTGTTCGACGACACGATGGCCCGCCCGCCGTAGTCGAGCAGCGTCGGCTTGATCGCCTTGTTCCAGGTGTCGACCATCGTCGGCTTCGTGAACGCCCCCTCGTCGATGATCACCAGGCGGTACTTGCGCGACCGCCCCGCGTCTTCGTCTTCGAGCGACCAGAAGTCGATGCGGCCGCCGGTGATCGTCCGGATGATGCCCTCCGTCTTAGACGACGACTTCTTGACCGGTTCGAGCAGCTCGACGATCTGGTTGTAGGCTTCGATCAGGCGCTTGTTCTCGGGCGCGAACCAGCCGACCTCGCCGCCCTTGATCGCTTCGTCGCAGCCGAGCGTGATGTCGAAGTCGGTCTTGCCCCAGCGCCGCCCGCACCGGAGCGCGAAGAACCGGCGGTCCTGGGCCGCCCAGAACGCGTTGACCTGGTCCGGGTGAAGCGTCGGGAGCCTGATCCGCAGGACGCCCTGCTCGTCGACGGGAGACGCGAACTCGGCGTTCATTCCGCCGCCTCGGAGAACGGCAGGGGAACCGGTGCCGGACCCCCCGCGGCGGGCTTCTCGGGCTGCCCCGGGGCCTGCGGGTCGGGCTTGGCTTCGATTATCGGCGGGGACGGGCGGACCAGGCTAGGCAGGCCGCCGTCGACCTGGATGGTTCGGACCTGCGCCATCCCGACCATGACGGCCGAAAGCTTCGGCGACTGGAACTGCGAAACCTCCTTCGCCGCGTACATCGCCAGTTCGGCGTACTTGAAGAACATCACGGGGTCCGCGTTCGGGTTCGTCCCTCCTGGTGTCGGCTGGTAATAGGCCGCCGCGCCCGCCAGGACGTTCGCGAACTCGTCGAGGATGTCCTTGCCCAGCTTGCGGCCCGCTGCTTTCGCCGCCTCAACGCCAGCGACCGCCGCCTGGATTTCGGGGTTCTCCATCGCCTTCGCGGCCGCGACCGCTTTCGCGGCGAGCAGCTCGCGCTCGACCGTCGCCCTGTTCGGCGTTCCAGCTTTGCGTCCGCCGGTTTTCTTGCCTGTGGCCATGCGGTGTACTTTAGAGGGGATAGACGGAATAGCTAGGCCCTGGGCCAAACGCAAGCAGCCCCGACGTCGTTGAGAGGTCGGGGCTGCAAAATGAAGATCTGAAGGTGGGTTCGGTTTTCGCCTTTCCCTTTAGAGGGCCGACGCTTTTCGGCGTCGCGGCGTCATGTGTGCCTCCTTGCGGGTGCGTGGACGTTCGACGTGTCGGTCTGGCGTCTAGCTGGCACAGGATAGGACGATCTACTTGGGCGGTCCAGCGGTCAGGATATGCCGGCGGCGCGCTCTATGGCTTGACGCTCTATCCGGTCGAACATGCGGTCGGCGAGGTCAGTTCTCTTTCGCCTTATGAATAGCGACCTGCGTCGGCGCCAGGTCCGGGACGTCATGCGCCAATGGTCGGGGCATATCCACCGGACCCAGCCGTTGCGGCGTTTAGTGGAGCGCGCGCAAAAGGGGGCGCTGCACTTGAGCCGGTCGGTCATCGGTGCCGGCGGTAGAACTCCCGCTCCTCGGCGATGTCCTTGCGCCTTGCTTCTATGGCCCGGCGAAGCTTGTCGGCGGAGCCGGGGCCGTTCTCCCACTCGGCCAACCAGGCGAGGGCCGAGAACATCGGGAGCAAGATCTCGTCGAGCAGGCGGATCATCATGACCTTCGCTCCCAGGGTTTGCGGTTTAGACGCTGGTGGAACGGGCGCCGGTCGTCCTGGGCCATCGCCTTGCGGGCGAGCGCCTCCATCTCGTCGGTCGTTTGATAAGCATACATTCCAACCAAAACCAGCGCCGCCATTTCGGCCAGATAATTCTTATTGCCGAACAATGCCGCCGGCGGAAACGGGGCTA